AGCAGATTGACGTTCTCACCACCGCCGATTCGGTGACGGTGATGGAGGACGAAATTTACACCCCAATCGTGATGAAGATGCTGGCGCTTGACCATCAGTATCGAGACAAACCGATGATGGTTCGCCAGTATGGCGAGCGCGGTATGCTCTCGAACATGGTCGCGATACCGCCGATACAGATGGACAAGATGTATCAGTTCCGCTGGTTCGGGGTGGAGCAGGCGCGTAACGCACAATCTTTGCAGCAGCAGATTGCCGGGATCAACATTTTGAAGGGGATTCCGCCGCAGCTTATCATGCCGTTCCGTCTCGATCTCGGTCCTTTGTTGTCGAACATGACCGACAATTTGTTTGGTCCTCGGCTTGGACCGACCATCTTGAAGGACCCGCGAGAGGACATTTCTGTTGACCCAGAAATAGAGAATCAGCTCATGGTTGACGGGTTTGTCGTTCCAGTGCATCCAGACGACGATATCAAAAAGCACATCCCCTCCCATCAGCAGGCGATGCAGCAGACGGGCGACCCGCACAAGACAATCCGAACTCACATCAAGGCGCACATGAATGCGCTTCAGATAAAGCAGCAGGCCCAGATGCAGCAGCAGGCAGCGATGCAGGCGCAGGGCGGCGGCCGACCACCGCAGGGCGGCGGCCCGCGGCAGGGCGCGCAACCGGGAATGCCGCGTGGCGGTCAGAACCCCCCAGGCGCAATTCATCAGGACCGAATGGTTGATCCTTCGAGGGTTCCGCGATGAACATTTCTCCTGAAGGCGTCGCTAAGATCAAGCAGCGGGAAGGGTTCAAGCTTCGCGCCTACCAGGACACCAGGAAGATCTGGACGATCGGCGTCGGGCATACCGGCCCTGACGTTAAGAGAGGGGTGATTTGGACGGAACCACATATCGATGCGGTTTTAATGCTTGACTTGCAAAAATTTGAGGACGCGGTTAACATGGCGGTGAAAAATGTCTTGACCCAGAATCAATTCGATGCGTGCGTGTCACTGGCTTTTAACATTGGCGCGCAAGGGTTCGCCGGGTCGTCGGTGGTTAGGCAGATCAACGTCGGTAACATGCAAGCAGCGGCGGACGACTTTTTGATGTGGGAACGACCACCTGAGCTTGTGACACGACGCCAGGGCGAGCGATCGCAATTCTTAGGAGAAGTTTAATGCCCGTTGATCCTACCGACCCCGTAATTGTCGCGCTTAGTCAGCGTATCGTAAATCTCGAGATGGCGCAAAGCGCGGCGTCGAGCACGAGCGCTTTTGAGGCTACCGCCGCCTTCGCGCAAGCACAAGCGCAGGCGCAGGCGCAGGCGCAAACAGAAGATCAGATTCTCGCCATGCAGCGCGCCCGAGCAATGGCGGCGTTGTTCCATCCAGCGTTTCGCCCTTCCGGTTTCCCCCCGCACCCATAGGAGAGGTTTATGTCAAACGGTACTGCTTCCGCAATTTCCGGGCTCGCAACTGTTCTTGCGGGGCTCACTCCTCAACAGCTCGGGTTTCTCGGCAATCATCTGTCGCAATCCAACGAGATGCGCGCGTTGCAGATCATTATGTCGATGCAAACGAATCCGGGGTTGGCTCCTGCTTTACTGCCGTCGCTCGGCGCTATCCCCAATCTGCCGCCGCAAGTGATGACATGGGTTACGTCGGCGCTTGGCTCTCCGGCGGCCTTCGGGCCCGATTTGGCCCAGGCGACCGCCGCCCTTCAGACCGCCGCGACGAGCTCGGGCATTCTCGGGGGTATTTTGTAAGTTGTTGACCGATGCATGTAATCCTGCTCATCCTTATATTTCTTGCGACGCCGCAGGGGCAATTGGTTGAGCAGGCCGCGCTGACTACGATTCAATGGGTGATTTATGCCAGAACAGGTTCCACCGTTAACGCTCCCGGATCTTGGGGTAACAGTGGTGGCGCGGCCGGATGGAACAGCCACCATAGAATTGGGGTGGTTCGGTAGTAGACAGATCACGAAGGCGGACATCGAAGCTCTCAAGGCATGGCTTGTCCTTTTGGAGGCTGCAACGCTATGAACCCCGACGTTCTTCTTGGAATTTTTCGTGCGCTTATTCCTGGAATCGTAGCGGCTGCAACGCACTTCGGCCTCGGCACGGACGCGCAGGACACCGTTATTGCGACCGCCGTAGCGACGGCTCTTGTCGCCGGGTGGTCGAGCTACACCAATACGCAATCGGCGAAAATTCAGTCGGTGAACGCAGCCGACAATGGGGTCAAGGTTGTGGCGAACACATCATCGGGACTCACGGTGAATGCGCCTATGAAGTGACGTATTGACGCTTATAAAAAGAGGCGGTATGAATTTCAACCATGGCTGACCCGAGAGACCCTGATGAAATCGAAGATGACTTCGCTCAAGAAGGCGATGAAGGGACCAATGCCGGACAAATCGACGACGAAAGCGGGGGCGAAGCCGCAAGGCAAGATGATGAAGTCGATCAAGCCGAAGAAAGGGTAGATCGTCGCCAGCGGCGAGACGACACCCTTCGTGAGGAGATTCGAGCCGAGCGCGAGCACCGCGCCCGCGTCGAGGCCGAACTCAATATTCTCCGCCAGGAACGTGAGCAGCGGCAGCAGCCGCAAGGCGAAACCGAAGAACAATTTCAGGCGCGTATCGCGCTTCTCGACCCCGAATCTCGGGTTGACGCCAAGGTCGATCGCGCCCTTCGTCGTAGCGCCCAGCAGACCGCCCTCGCCACGTTCGCTTCCGCTGATCGCGCTGATAAGGCTGCGTTCGATAGCAAGGCTGTCTCCGATCCGATTTACCGAAAATATGCTGCCGAGGTTGAGAACGTGCTACGGATTGAACGGCAGAAGGGGCGCGACTTCGATCGAGAGACGATCCTTGATTTTATTCGCGGAAGGGCCGCACGCATGAACCAGGGTAAGACGGCGACTGCACGGCAACAGGGCCAGCAGCGGATCGCCAGTCAGCAATCACGAACGACCGGGGGGCGCGGCGATCAGCGGCGGGATGAACGCCCGCGTCGGTACGCTGCGAACGATATGTCTCCAGAGGCGGTGCGTCAGCGCCTATCAGCCCCCGACGCATTTATCTGAGAAGTGAACGGTCATGGCTGTTAATCAATCCGCTGCCTTCGCTGCCGATGTTGTAGCGTTCATAGCCACTGAGACTTTGCCGTTGGCGAGGCGCAGGCTGGTTGCCTATCGCTTTGGCGATCCGCTGAAGCTGCCGAAGGGCCGGGGCGTTCAGTATCAGGCGGCGCGCTGGAACCGGGTTCCGCTTCCTTATTCATCGCTTTCCGAAGGCGTTCCGCCGATCGGTCAGAACATGACGGTGACGATGGTCACGGCGACAGCGGTCCAGTGGGGAGACAAGATCACGCTGACCGACATCACCGAGATGACGATCTTCCATCCGGTGTTTCAGATCGCCAAAGAGCTTTGCACTCTGGCGGTTGCTGAAACTCTCGAGCGCAACACCTACAACGCCCTTCTTGGCGGCACTCAGGTCAACTACGTCAACACGCGCGGCTCGCGGGCTTCGCTGGTCGCGGGCGACGTTCTCAATCTGCACGAGTTCGGCCGGATGCGCGGCGCGCTCAAGACCCTCGGCGCCCCCCGCTTCATGGGCGATGAGATGACCGACAAGTGGGAAGAAGCCGAGTCGGGCGGGGCCCGCGCTTCGAACGACCCGCGCGGAATGCCTCACTACGCGGCGATCATTCATGATCTTTGCGAGCAGGACGTGTGTGAGAACTCGACCTTCGTGCTTGCCGAATCGTACAGCGATATCAACAAGCTATACAATTCCGAGATTGGAACACTCTACGGCATCCGGTTCTGCTCGAGCAATATGGTTCCGTTCTGGACTGGCTACGCGCAGGTCAATGGGGCGGCGGGCGTCGCCGGCAACCTCGCGACCGCCACCTATTACATCATCGTCACCGGGCAGGACACCCAGAACCAGTACGAGTCCTACGTTGCTCAGGTCTCGACTTCGATGTCCGTCAGCGGGCCGAACGGTTCAATCTCCGTCACCACGCCGAATGTCACCGGCTACACCTATAACGTGTATGTTGGAACCTCGACCTCGCCGGTCAATTTGGGCTTATCGACTTTGGGGCCGACCGTTGGTCCACTATCGGGGCAGGCGACACAGCTTCCGCCGAACACCGCCGTCGTGATAACCGGGCTTGGGGTCTCCCAGGTTCCGCCGGCCGCCCCGGGGACGGGCGTGACGGTTTACCCGACCTTCGTCTTCGGCCGCGGGGCTTACGGGCAGGTGGTCCTCGACGAGATCAAGTACACCTACCTTCAGGACGCCGACAAGTCCGACGTGCTCAACCAGCTTCGGGTTGTCGGGTGGAAGGTCATGTATGGCACGATCCTTTTGAACCAGCTGTTTTTCGGGCGGATCGAATCGACCTCGGCCTTCTCCGCCACGTTCGGGTGATCCATGGCTTTGACCTCGATGGGAACGAGCGCGACGACTACGCTGCGCGGGTTGCACATGGACGGCAACCTGTCGATCGCGGACGGCGCTACGCTGCGAGCGAACATTAAGTGGGACGGCGCGTTCGTCAACAACGTCTGGGTCCGTGTGCAGAACGGCGCTATCTATCCGGGCGGGTTCGAGTTCCAGGGCGGACAGGGCATTTTGCACCTTCCGCAGGGGCGCGGGTCGCTTAAGGTGTACCCCGGCGATTACGTCGCCTACGATCCGAACGGCTGGCCGATCCTGATATCCGGGTGGTCAATTAGC